CGACAACGTGTATAGCACAAATGCTGAAAAACATTGTGTAGGTATTATAAAGTACTGTAGTGATTTGCATGAGCCCGGAGACGTTATAGGTTTCAGGAACAATGTTGAGCATGAGTTTGTTATAGATGGTGAGCTTCTTTATAAAATAAAATCTAATTTAATACAAATAAAGTATGAGCGTAAAGGAAACGAAAAAGAATATAATCCAAGCTGGGCACAAAGCGGTTGAAGAATTAATAAAAGTAGCTAAAGAAGCTATTGTTGATAGTGAAGACGATATTAGCGCTGATAGATTAAAAAACGCTGCTGCTACAAAAAAACTAGCTATATTTGATGCTTTTGAAATATTAAATAGAATACAAGAAGAGCAAGACATGCTTGACGGTAAAATAAAAGACGAAGGCAAAGATAATGCTTTTTCTGGTTTTGCTGAAAAAAGATCTAAGTAATGTACGAGCAAACTTTATATAAGGTAGTAGAGCCTATAAAAATAAATACCATTAAGAGATTAAATAAATCTAAAAAATGGGAGTATGGATATAATCAAGAGCATGATGTTGTTGTTATATCTAAAACAGGTATGATAGGTGAGATATATGAGATACAAAACCTCAAAATAGCTTTGCCACAACAACCTAAACAAATACATAAGTTTAAAAGCAATAAATGGGAAGTAACAAAATATCCAAAAGAGTTAAATAGAATTAAAACAATATTTGACTGGAAAGAGTACCCAAAAGAATTTAAAAGCAAGTATATAGATTACATAGAAAATGAGTTTAAAAAAAGAGAAGAAGGTTTTTGGTATTATAATAAAAGCAAACCTACTTATATTACTGGTACTCATTATATGTACTTGCAGTGGAGTAAAATTGACGTTGGGAAACCAAACTTTCGTGAAGCAAACAGATTATTCTACATTTTCTGGGAAGCTTGTAAAGCAGATAAACGATCCTATGGGATGTGTTATCTTAAAAACAGAAGATCTGGTTTTTCCTTTATGGCTTCAGGAGAGGCAGTTAATATGGCAACCATATCAAGTGACGCTAGATTTGGTATATTATCCAAGTCTGGGCCTGATGCGAAGAAGATGTTTACAGACAAGGTGGTACCCATATCGGTTAATTACCCCTTCTTTTTCAAGCCGATACAGGACGGTATGGACAGACCCAAAACTGAACTTGCCTACAGAGTTCCAGCGTCCAAGCTTACAAGACGGAACATTACAAGTACCGATAAACCCGAAGCCCTACAAGGTCTTGACACAACCATCGATTGGAAGAACACAGGTGATAACTCCTACGACGGTGAGAAACTCAAGCTCCTTGTACATGACGAGTCCGGTAAATGGGAAAAGCCGAACAACATCCTCAACAACTGGAGGGTTACAAAAACAACGCTACGATTAGGTAGTAGAGTAATAGGCAAATGTATGATGGGGTCAACGAGTAATGCTCTTGACAAAGGAGGTGATAACTTTAAAAAACTATATGATGCTTCAGATGTCACAAAACGAAACAGAAATGGCCAGACAAAATCTGGATTATATTCTTTTTTTATCCCAATGGAGTGGAACTACGAAGGATTTATTGACGAGCACGGTATTCCAGTATTTGATAGTCCAAACAATGATGTCATCGGACCAGATGGCGAGCTAATAGATATAGGTGTTATAGATCACTGGCAAAACGAAGTTGATGGTTTAAAAAATGATCAAGACGCTTTAAATGAGTTTTACAGACAGTTTCCAAGAAGTGAAGATCACGCTTTTAGAGACGAAACCAAAAATAGTATATTTAATTTAGTAAAAATATACGAACAAATAGATTACGTAAACGACAGTACTAAAACACATTTAGTAACACAAGGTAGTTTTCAGTGGGTGAACGGTATAAAAGATACTAGAGTGTTTTTTGCGCCTAATCAAAACGGTAGGTTTTACGTTAGCTGGATTCCTGATAATAACATGCAGAACAATATTATTGTTCGTAATGGTAAAAAATATCCTGGCAATGAGCATGTAGGTGCTTTTGGCTGTGATAGTTACGATATATCAGGTACTGTAGACAATAAAGGATCAAAAGGATCTTTACATGGACTTACTAAGTTTAGTATGGAAAATGTACCACCAAACCACTTTTTTTTAGAGTATATAGCTAGACCACAAACCGCTGAGATGTTTTTTGAAGATGTTTTAATGGCTTGTATTTTTTATGGTATGCCAATACTTGCAGAAAACAACAAACCAAGATTATTATATTATTTTAAACGTAGAGGTTATAGAAACTTTAGTATGAATAGACCTGATAAAGTTTGGAATAAATTATCAACAGCTGAAAAGGAAATAGGTGGTATACCTAATTCTAGTGAAGATATAAGGCAAGCACATGCCGCAGCTATAGAAACTTATATACAAAAATATGTAGGTTTAAAAGAAGACCATACTTATGGTGATATGTATTTTAATAGAACTTTAACTGATTGGTCTGGATTTGATATTAATAATAGAACAAAATATGATGCAACAATTAGCTCAGGGTTAGCTATAATGGCTTGTAATAGAAACTTATACAAACCAGTTGCTGATAAAAAAAGTATAAAAATTTCTTTTGGATTATCTAAGTATAATAACAAAGGAGTAACGTCGAAAATAATAGAATAAATGGCAATTACTACACAAAAAAATCATAGTTTTCCAAGTAACGCGGTATCAGATGCTGAGAAAGCGAGCATGGAGTATGGCAAGCGAGTCGCTTTAGCTATAGAACACGAGTGGTTTAAAAATGACGCTGGTACAAATAAGTACATACACTCTAAGCAAAGATATAACGATTTAAAGTTATATGCTAGAGGAGAACAGTCTGTGCAAAAATATAAAGACGAATTATCTATTAATGGTGATTTGTCTTACCTTAACTTAGACTGGAGACCAGTACCTATTATACCTAAATTTGTAGATATAGTAGTAAACGGTATATCAGACAGATCTTATGAACTAAAAGCTTATTCACAAGATCCAATTGCTGCTGCAAAAAGAACTAAATATATTGAAGATATTGTAAAAGACATGGAAAACAAGGAGTTTTATACTGATGCAGAAGCTCAGTTAAATGTTCCTATGTTTAAATCTGAAAACTTAAACCCAAATGAGTTGCCAGAAAATAACGAAGAATTATCTCTTCACATGCAGTTAAACTATAAGCAAAGCATTGAGATAGCTGAAGAAGAAGCTATAAACAATTTACTTGATTTAAACGATTATGATTTAATAAAGAAAAGATTAGATTATGATTTAACTGTATTGGGTATAGCTTGTATTAAAAATTACTTTAATGTTTCTGATGGTGTTAAGTTAAAATATGTTGACCCTGTTGATATAGTTTACTCTTACACTGAATCACCCTATTTTGATGACTTGTATTATATTGGTGAAGTTGAAAGAGTAGCTGTTTCTGATTTAGCTAAAAGGTTTCCAAACCTAACTAATGAAGAGCTAAAAGAAATAGAAGATGGTTCACCTGGTGATTTTTATAGAACAGCAAGAACTGACGATAACTTTGTACACATATTAAATTTTGAATATAAAACTTACACAAAGCAAGTATATAAAATTAAAAAAGGAGCTAGTGGTAATGATAAAGCGTTAGAAAAAGATGATACTTTTAACCCACCAAAAGATGATAGATCAAGATTTAAAAAATTAGACAGATCTATAGAAGTTATTTATTGTGGTACTAAGATTATTGGTTATGATAAAATGCTAGACTGGGGTATGGCAGAGAATATGACAAGACCAAAAGCTGATTTAACAAAAGTTAAAATGTCTTATCAAATATGTGCTCCAAGATTATATAAAGGTAGACCCGAGTCTTTAGTTAGTAGAATGACTAGTTTTGCTGACATGATACAAATAACACACTTAAAACTTCAACAAGTTTTATCAAGACTAGTACCAGATGGTGTTTACATGGATGCTGATGGTATAGCTGAAATAGATTTAGGTAACGGTACAAACTACAACCCACAAGAAGCATTAAACATGTACTTCCAGACTGGTAGTGTTATCGGTAGATCAATGACACAAGACGGTGACTTTAACCAAGGTAAAGTTCCAATACAAGAATTAAGATCTAGTGGTGGTAATCAAAAAATAGCTAGTTTAATACAAACTTATAATTACTACATGCAAATGATGCGTGATGTAACTGGATTAAATGAAGCAAGAGATGGTAGTATGCCTGATAGTAATTCTTTAGTAGGTATACAAAAAATGGCGGCTGCAAATAGTAACACGGCTACAAGACATATATTACAAGCTGGTTTATATTTAACTTTAAAAACAGCAGAGTGTTTATCACTTAGAATATCTGATGTATTAGAATATTCTAACACAAAACAACAATTTTTAAATACATTAGGTAAGTTTAATGTTGCTACTTTAACAGAGGTTAGCGAGCTACACATGCATGATTTTGGTGTTTATTTAGATTTAATGCCGGATGAAGAAGAAAAACAATTGCTAGAAAACAATATACAAATGGCAATACAAAAAGAACAAATAAATCTTGAAGACGCTATTGATATACGTGAAGTTAAAAACTTAAAATTAGCTAATCAACTTTTAAAACTTAGAAGAAAGAAAAAACAAGAGCTTGATAGAAAAATGCAAATGGAAAACATACAAGCTCAAACACAGTCTAACGCTAAAGCTGCTGAAGCTGCTGCAGCTGCAGACATGCAAAAACAGCAAGCGCTTGCTCAAACTAAAACTCAAATAGCTCAAGCTCAAAGTCAATTTGATATTGCAAAAATGGAAAGAGAAGCTCAAATTAAAAAAGAGTTAATGGAATTTGAATTTAACTTAAATATGAGGTTAAAAACACAAGAAATGCAAGTGATTAAGAGTAGAGAAAGCAGTAAAGAAGATCGTAAAGATAAAAGAACACAAATGCAAGCTAGTCAACAAAGTGAGTTGATAGAGCAGCGAAAAGGAAACACTGGCCCAAAAAACTTTGAATCTAAAGGTTTTGATAACCTAGATGGTTTTGGTTTAGAACAATTTGAGCCAAGGTAATTTTTAACTATTTAATTATATTATATTATGGAAGAAAAAGAAAACGTAGTTGAAGAAACTACACAAGATACAGTTGAAGAAACTGTTGATAAGGTTGAGGAACCTAAAAAAGAAGAAAAACCTAAAACTCCTCTTAACGAGGACGGAGATTATAAAGTAGATTTGTCTAATATTAAAACACAAGAAAATGCCATACGGGAAAACGAAAAGCAAGATGACGAAAAAAGTAGTCAAGAAAAGCAAGAAAAAAATGAAGAAAAGCAAGAAGTAATTCTTGAAGAAGTTACAGATGAAGAACCAAAACCTGTAAAAGAAGAAGAGGTTGAGGTTGAAGAACCTGTGCAAAAAGAACAAACTCCAGGAATGGAACTACCAGAAAATGTTGAAAAACTCGTGAAGTTTATGAACGAGACTGGTGGAACGATTGAGGATTACGTTGCGCTCAATACGGATTATTCAAATTTTGATGATAATAACTTGTTAAGGGAATATTATCAAAAAACAAAACCACATTTAACTTCAGAAGAAATATCTTTTTTAATGGAAGATAATTTTTCATTTGATGAAGAAATAGATGAGGCACGTGACGTAAAACGTAAAAAGCTTGCTTATAAAGAAGCGGTTGCAGAAGCTAAAACGCATCTGGAAGGTTTGAAAGGTAAATATTACGAAGAACTTAAGTTAGGTTCTAAGTTAACTAACGAACAACAGAAAGCTATTAACTTTTTTAATCGTTATAATAAAGAGCAAGAACAAGCAAACGAACTACAACAACAAGCAAAAAAACTATTTAACAAGGAGACTGATAAAGTTTTTAATGAAGACTTCAAAGGTTTTGATTTTAAAGTTGGAGACAAGAAATATCGCTACAATGTTAAAGACGTGCAAAATGTCAAGGAAGATCAAAGTGAGTTTGTAAAATGGTTATCTCCTTATATAGATAAAGAGAAAAACGTATTAACAAACGCTAGTGATTACCATAAAACATTATTTGCAGGTAAAAACGCAGATGCTATTGCAACGCATTTTTATGAGCAAGGTAAAGCAGACGCTATTAAAAACATGACTAGTCAAGCCAAAAATATTAATATGGATGCTAGAAAAACTGATAGTGGTGTTGTTGATACTGGAGGTATAAAAGTCAGAGCAATTAGCGGTGACGATAGTTCTAAGCTTAAATTTAAACTTAAAAATTATTAATTAAACTTTAAACATTAAATAAAATGGCAGGAGTAAATTTTTCAGGGCCAGGTGCAGCGGGATTAGTCTCGCCGGCTCAAAGCAAAGTAACGCTTGAAAGCGCTTACTTAGACATCCGTAATAGCGGATGGGCACAACAATATCTGCCTGACCTATACGAAGCTGAAATTGAAAGATATGGAGACAGATCTATCGGTGGATTCTTAGCTATGGTTGGTGCAGAAATGCCTATGTCTTCTGATCAAGTAATTTGGTCTGAGCAAGGTAGATTACATTTAGCTTATCACGCAACAATTAACACTACTAACGGTGAAGTTGTAAATCCTAAGGATATTGACAACCCTAGTGGTAGTAACATTGCAATGAGTGTAAGAGTAGGACAAACTGTAGTATGTCAAGTAGAAGACGGCGCTGTAAAGCACGTATTCAAAGGACAGATTACTGTAGCTGCAGCTAATGGAGCAACTTGTACTATTAAACCTTATGATGTTGCCAACTTGGTTGACTTCGCAAACGTTAGTGGTACTGCAAAACCTATCAAGTTCTTCGTTTATGGTTCTGACTTCGGAAAAGGAACTAGCGGTCTTGGTGGCGGAGTTGAAGCTGAATTTAAATCTTTCAAAAACAAACCAATGATTATTAAGGATGAGTTCCAAATTAATGGATCTGATGCTGCTGCAATCGGTTGGGTTGAAGTTTCTGGAGAAGCTGGACAATCAGGTTACTTATGGTACCTAAAGTCTTCAGGTGATACAGAAAAAAGATTTGAAGATTATTTAGAAATGACAATGATGGAAGCTGTCGATAAAGGCGGTTCTTCTACAGTAACAGGAACTGGATCACAAGGTCTATTTGCTGCTTTAGAAGAAAGAGGTCTTATCGGTGATTCAGGTATGTTTGACGGTGGAGCTGGTGGTTCTGCTAACGACGATCTTGAAGATTTCGATATTCTTTTACAAGAGTTAGACAAGCAAGGTGGTATTCAAGAGAACATGATGTTCTTAAACAGAGAAGCTGCTTTAGCTGTAGATGACTTATTAGCTGGTGTAAACTCACACTATGCTGGTGGTGTTAACTACGGTGTATTTAACAACTCTGAGGATATGGCATTAAATTTAGGTTTCAACGGTTTTAGAAGAGCATCTTATGACTTCTACAAAACTGACTGGAAATATCTAAATAACAAGTCAACTAGATTCTTAGTAAACGATGGTGCTACTGTTGGTAAAATCGAAGGTATGTTAGTTCCAGCTGGGACAACTAGTGTCTACGATGAAAACCTTGGTAAAAACATCAGACGTCCTTTCTTACACGTAAGATATAGAGCGTCTCAAGCAGATGATAGAAAACTTAAAAAATGGACAACTGGATCTATAGGTGCTGCGACATCTGATCTTGATGCTATGAAAGTACACTATTTATCTGAAAGATGTATCGTTGCTCAAGGAGCGAATAATTTCGTATTATTCAGATAATCAATTTTTTAAAGAGCTGGGTGCTTCGGCACCTAGCCCTTTATTTTAACTATTTAATTATATTATATCATGGAAAATAAAACAAAAAAATCTTCTAAATGGGAGATAAAAGATAGGATGTATGAACTTACTGGAAACAACAGGCCTATCGTAAGAATAATGAAAAGAAAAAACCTTTATTGGTTTGATGAAGAAAAAGGGTATCAAAGAGAAATGGCTTATGCTGTTAATCAAAAAACACCTTTTGTAGATGAATTCAAAGGAAGGATAAGACCTGGGCATATTATATTTAGAGACGGTATTTTATTTGTTGAAAAAGAAAATACAGTTTTACAACAATTACTATCTATATATCACCCTGACAAAAACTTAATTTATAGAGAAGTAGATAATGAAGTTGATGCAGAAGCTGATTTAGATATATTTGAACTAGAAATAGACGCTTTAAATGCAGCTGCAGAAATGGAAGTTGAGCAAATGGAAGCTATAATGCGTGCAGAGATCGGTTCTAAGGTTAATAAGATGAAATCTAAGGAGCTTAGAAGAGATACTTTAATATTTGCTAGAGAAAATCCAAAATTATTCTTAGAACTAGCTAAAGACGAAGATGTTAATCTTAGGAATTTAGGTATAAAAGCTGTTGAAGCTAATATACTACAGTTATCTGAAGACAATAGAACGTTTACAGCTGGTAAAGAAAAAAGAAAACTATTTGAAGTACCTTTTGATGAACACCCTTATACTGCTTTAGCCGCTTGGTTTAAAACAGACGAAGGATTAAAAGTGTTAAAATCAGTAGAGAAAAAATTAAAATAAAATCATTTTATAGAGTGGTCATCTCTATAAGGTGACCACTTTATAAATAAAAATAAATTATGATAAACGTAAATACAGTATATAAATCAGTTTTATCAATACTAAACAAAGAGCAAAGAGGTTTTTTAACTCCTGATGAGTTTAATAAGTTAGCAAAACAAACTCAATTAAATTTATTAGAAGTAGCTTTTGCAGAGTACAATAAATTTTTATCAATGGATAATCTTGGTAGAATAAACGCTGGATATGCTGATTTACCAGAAAGAATTAAAGAAAAAATAGAGGTATTTTATGCAACCTCTACTTTGTCCGGCCCATCTTATTCATTACCTAGCAATGTTTTTAAATTAATAGATGTTAACATGTTAAATAAAACACTTTCCTTAGAGGAAGTTGATAAAAACGAGCTTTCATATATATTATCCTCACCTCTAACAAAACCATCAAAAGATTTTCCCGTGTATTACAAAACAACAACAGCTTCTACAGGTGCCACGTCTATAGTTGTATCTCCAGCAACAACAGATACAATAAGCGTAGATTACATTAGAATACCTACAGAGCCTAGGTTTGGATATACAGTAAACTCAACATATGGAACTAACGTTTACGACGCAACTGTTTACAACGCTAGTACACACGCAGGAACAACACAAGGTTCAACAAATTTTGAATTACATCCATCAGAAGAAACTATGCTCATTATGGGTATTTTAGCTAGTGCTGGTATTGTAATAAAATCACAAGATATATCATCATTTACTGCTAGAGCTATACAGGCTCAAGCGGCAATTAAAGCACAATAAATATGTCATTACTAAACGCAACACCTTTAAATTATTATAAAAGTAAGTACCAGTGGGACGGTTCTGAAGGCGCTACACATAACTATAACCAAAACGGATTAAACTTTAGTATAAATAACGCTATTTTTACAATAGCATCTAGCTTTCCGTACACGCCTGACTCAATAAACGATTTTACTGTAAACATAAACGGTGAAACACAGGTGCAAAGTAACTACACTTATACTGTGGTAAATGGTGTAGCTACTTTAACTTTTAACAGTATAACATCTGGTTTTTCAACAACAGCTTTAACTAATGCTAGTGGTATACCTAATAACGCTGTAATAGATTTAATACTTAACAACCAAGTTTTAGGTGACTATAGATACGTGTCACTAAAAGATATAGTTGGAAACTTTATGATAGGTTATGTTGGTGATGGTAAACTAGTAAACACAGCAAAAAGATCTGAAGTTTTGTTTCAGGCAAAAAGATGTATACAAGAGTTTGCTTACGACATATCAAGAGTAGAAAAAATACAGGAAGTAGAATTACCACCTAGTTTAAGTATACCTATGCCACAAGATTATGTAAACTATGTTAGGTTATCTTGGGTAGATACTGCTGGTATAGAACATATAATATATCCTTCAAGAGACACTTCAATACCAACGCAAGCAATATTACAAGACTCTGATTATGATTACTTATATGATGTTAATGAAAACTTATTAATTGGTAGTGCTTTAACAAATGAAAGATTTAGAGATTTTGATGCTACTAATCTTTCAGGAACACTAGAGTCTAATGATTATTTTTATCATACTAATTATCATACAGAAAAAATAGGAAATATAGGTCAAAGATATGGTGGTAATCCTGAAAACATGCAAGAAAATGGATTATTTATAGTGGACGAAGCAAATGGTAAAATATCTTTTAGTAGTAATTTAAAAGATAAATTAATTACATTTAAATACATTTCAGATGGTTTAGCAACTGACAATGAAATGAAAATACATAAATTTGCAGAAGATGCTATGTACCAAAGTATTTTATTTAATTTATTAAGCACTAGAATAGGTATTCCAGAGTTTATAATTAATAGATATAAAAGATCAAGAAGAGCTGCAATGCGTAACGCTAAAATTAGACTATCTAATTTAAAAATAGGAGAGCTTACACAAGTGATGAGAGGTAAGTCTAAACATATAAAACACTAATTAAATGGCGCAATTAAAAAACATGTTTATCAAGGGTAAAATGAATTTAGACCTTGATGAAAGACTTATACCAAAAGGCGAGTATAGAAAAGCACAAAATGTACTTGTAACTAATAGTGAAGATTCTGATGTTGGAGCTATTGAGAACGTTAAAGGAAATGAGCTTATTGGTGATACTTCTTTAAATTTAGGTAATGGCGTAGAAGACACAGGTGTTTGTATAGGTTCTTATGTTGATGTTGCTAAAGAAAGAATATTTTGGTTTATAACAAACTTTACTTCCTCTCAACCTGAGTCTGGAATAAACGATATTGATAGAGCTGAGACTGGTTCAAATGAAAACTGTAGAATAGTTATGAGAGAAAAAACTGGAACTATTCATGTTTTAGTAAATGGTATTTTTTTAAATCTTACAACTACTCACCATATAACAGGTGTAAATGTTATAGGAAATTTTTTATATTGGACAGATAACTATAATCAACCTAGATACATAGACGTTGAATTAGCTAAAGGTGATGCAAGTTATTATAATTGTGAAGAAAAAATATCTGTAGCAAAAGTTGCTCCTTTTTTACCTCCATTTTTACATAATTCAAATGAAGCAGCTTCTAACGCTAATTTAGGTGATACATACACTTTAGTAACTACAAATCCTAATTCTAGCACTCAGCACACAAAGTCTGAGTATATGGAAGAAAAATTTATTAGATTTGCTTATAGATATAAATATAGTGATAACACATATTCTATTATATCACCGTTTACACAAAGCGTATTTAAACCTTTAAGTAATGGTGAGCTAAAGTTTGGTTCACAAGCAAAAACAGGTAGTAACAGCGCGCCTGGTCAACTTGCCTTTGAACCTGTGGTAAGTAGTAGTGTACAATATGTATATACTCATAACACTGTTCCTATAATGCAAAACGCATATGATAAAGTTGTAATGCGTATACCAATACCAACTTGTAGTGACAATGGAATTATTTCAGAACACAATACAACTGCTAACCAAATAAGTAGCAACTCTTATCCTAACCTTTTAAAAATAGACAGTATTGAAATATTGTTAAGAGAAGCTGGTACTGGCTCTATAAAAATAGTTGATACTTTAGATTTAGTAAACACAACAGGTTTAAATTTTGGAAGATATAAGCAAAAAAGAGCTCTTGGTGGAGGTCATTATTATAGACAAACTGTAGAGTATACTTATTTAGCTAGAGACCCATTTAAAGTTTTACCAGAAAAACAATTAGTAAGAGTTGGTGATAATGCTCCTGTAAGAGCAAAAGCTCAAGAAGTTGTAGGTAGTAGACTTGTTTATGGAAATATAACTTTAGGTTATGATTTACCTAGAGATGAAGACAATAAAAAAGGAATTAAATTTTTTGTAACAAGTGGTCCTAAAAGTGAAAACGAGCAAACATACACAGCTGACTCTATTGGTCATTATTTTCACAACCACGAGCAATACAAATTTCACAATATAAAACAAAGAAGAACTTATCAAGTAGGTATAGTTTTAGTTGATAGATACGGTAGAACTTCACCAGTAATACCTTCTACATACAAAACGGATAACTTAGGTGATACACATACAGTTGATGCAGTTACAGCTGATTTAAAAAGTAGTTTTACTGACAGCAATGGAGATACTCATTACAGTTGGAGTGACACTGGTTTTGCTTATGGTCAAGCTTTATCAGTAGAGTTTCCAGACTCTAGAATAGTAGAAAGCAAAAAAACTTTTGATAAAAACGAAAGACCAAATGGTTGGTATTCTTGGAGAATAGTTGTAAAGCAAGTTGAACAAGATTACTACAACGTGTATACCCAACATCCAATGGTTAACTGGAGTAGTAATGATGCTACAACTACTTTTGGAGACGCTGGTACTATGACAGGTTATAGAGATCAACATATAAAAGGTAGATTTACTACAAGTAACGAATCAAGAAGTTGGTTTTCTTTAACAAACGATAATATAAATAAAGTTCCTAGATCTATTAAAAACTTTAATGATGAAGGTAAAGATTTTGGTGAAAGAGATGGTTTTGGTAGACTAGTTACAAACACAAACGAAGGCTTGACTGGTTCTGAAGTTAAGTTATATCCAAAAGTCGTACAAGTATCTAATGGCAATATAGGAATAGCAAATAATCATTTTGATTCTGTAATGGGTGACCCTCAACAAGATTATATAAACGTTTTAAGTATTGGTTCTGCTATTGATCAAGGATTATCAAGCTTGTCTAATGCAAAAAAAGACGATGGTAACAATAACGCAAACAGTGTTCAAGATTCTGGTTTTGAAGATAGACCTAGACCTTATAGTTTTTTAGCTGATAATCACAAAAATCCTTTAGTAGCTGAAATACCTAATTTATATAATGAACCTGTTGCGGTTCAAGGTGAGTTTTTAGTTTCTTCAATAGGAACAAACAGTGCTAATCCACCCACATCAACTGCAGCGGCAGACAACACAAATATAAATGATGCTATTAGAACAACAAATAATAATTTTGCTAATATGCCTTTTGGTTATCCAAACGGTAAAGACAAAGGCTTAACTGTTTTTGAAACAAAACCTTTTGAGTCAGAAATAGATATATATTTTGAGACATCTAGCTGTGGTTTAGTTAGAGATTTAAATGAACATTGTGACTTTGCAAATCAAGGACCTACAAATATAAAAATAACACCTACTTTTAAAGAAACAAGTTTTACACCTGGTTTAGCAGCTAATATATTAGAAGAAGCTAAATATTCATCTGCAGCTGGTAAAAACCACGCTCAAATAGGTGCTTTAACAGCAACTACTTACGATCCAAACAGTCAAGGTATAACAATAACAAACTTTGAAATACTTTCTTGTAGTAATGGTTTTAACGATGGTAATGATTTAGCTAAGTTTTCTATAGCTTTTGAAGATGATAAATCTTTTGTTAAAATATCTACTAGACAAGCAAATCAAACAGATGCACATAACTTTAACTTATCAACAGGTGGTACTGTACTTAGGTTGGATCATAAAAATATAAGAAACTTTACAGCACTTTCAACTAACTTTATTGATGCTGCAGGGAATTTACCATCAGCTTTTGATACAGATGGTTTTTATAGAGTTATTTATTATCTTGGCCAACATAGTAGTGCTAACAACAATGAAATGATAAGACAGTGTATTGTTGTTCAAGTTGTAAATAATCAGGTAACAAATTTCTTTGGTTCTAACTTAAATAATGTGCCTACTAACATAAATCAACAGTTTATGTTAAAAACAAATGATTTGTTTGCTTTTCAAAATAACAACTCAAGAGACGTGTTTAATTTAACGTTAAGAGCTATACAAAGTAATCAAGTAACTGGTAATGAAAATATAACAGTTACTATAGCAAATTCAAAACCAACAGCAAATAACCACGCTAGTATACTAGTACCTAGCACAACACAACCAGGTCCAGGTGGTGGTAAAAACTTAGCAACACTAACAGCTGTTAATGGTTCTGCAGATCCGCTTAATAACACTTTTGGATTAACAAGTACTATAAGTGGAACAAATGGTAGTTCTTTTCAACTACAACAAAACGGTTTTGCTCCAGGCAACTTTATTTTAGGCGCTAGTAGTACTTTTAATTTTGCTGCTTTATTTGGAACTGCTAGTAACGGTGTTTACCCTAATTCACCTTCAATAGCATGGCAAGTAGAAGACAACGGTGGTTTAAACTCACTTATAGCTGGTAGCATAGCAACAAGTATAACTTTTATAGGTGTTCAAGTTATAAACGTATTAGGTTATCATGATTCAATAAGCGGGGCTAGTGCTTGTACAGGAGTTCAAACACAAACTTTAACTGGTTATGCTGTTACAAAAGGAACTGCTACTACTATGTATACATCGTCGCTTGGATTACAAGTGGGTAACAAAGTATACACTAATAATAATTTAACACAAACTCCTGGCGCTGGTTTTATAGCAATAGCAGTTGGAGGAGGACACAAGTCTTATCCAATAGATGCTTCAGGGGCAATAACAGGCGCGGGAACTACGTGCGTAATAGTATAAATATGGGAGCAATATTAGAAATATCTTACTTCAACTCTATAGTTTTATCAGGCGGTAGAACTCATGGCACACCAACTACAGAAACAACTGGTGTGTATCACATAGAAGAGTCTAGAATAAAAGGTGAATTTAACGGTAAACAAATGGATTACGGTGTTAAAGCGCATATTACAGATGAAGAATATAAGTCAAAAGTTAGAGAAAACGCTATGACTTACTCTGGTATATTTAACTCAAGAACAAGTGTTAATGAATTAAATCAGTTTCCTAGTGGTGAAGACATAACTAGAGCTGTTGATATTGCTGAAGGTAGTATACAAAAACTACACGCAGAAGATACTAATTTAAATATATTTCAAGAAAACAAAGTAAATAGAGCTTTAATTGATAAAGACGCTATATTTACAGCTGAAGGACAACCATTAACAGCGTCAGGAAAAATTGTTATAGGTCAAATAACTCCTTATTCTGGTGAATACGGTATAAGTGATAACCCTGAAAGTTTTGCTGTTTATGGTAATAGAAAATATTTTGCAGATAGAAGAAGAGGAGCTATATTGAGATTATCAAGAGATGGTATAACACCTATATCAGATTCTGGTATGAAAGACTGGTTTAAAGATAACCTAAAAGTATGTAATACTATATATGGAGCTTATGACGAGCAAAAAGGAACTTATTGTATAACTCTTGAAACTAGCGATACTGTTAATAGACCTATAAAAAACGGTATGGTTTCAGTTACTCCACTTGGAGCCGATGCTGATATAAATGATTACGCTACAGTTTGTTATTCTGAAAGAGTAAAAGGTTGGACTTCTTTTTACACGTATAGAGTTAGACATGGTGTAAGTATGAATAATGATTTCTATACTTTTAGAGGTAACGATTTATGGTTACAGCATAGCGAAGATGTGGCTAGAGGTAGTTTTTACAATATATTATATCCATCTGATATTGATTTTGTATTTAATGACAAACCTGAAATAGTTAAAACATTTTTAACTATAAACTACGAAGGTACTACTGGTTGGTCTATGAAAACTTTTGAAACAGGTGGAAATACTATAAGTGGTTATAACACTTATAACGATATGAATACTTGTTTTGAAGTTCCAAGTGAAGGGACACAACTATCAGGTCAAACAATAGGTTTTGTTAAAAAAGAAGGTTTTTATTTTAGTGAATTAAAAAATAAAGCTTTAGACTTTTTTCAAGACAACTCGCACTTCAACACAACAGGTGTTAAAGGTTATTTTGCTGATGTTAAAATAAGATATTATAATACTTCAGAAACATCATCAACAAGTAAAGCAGAATTATTTTCTGTAAACAGTGAAGTAATAGTTTAATTATATGGAATTACAAAAAAAAGTTGATTACAGAAATGCTGTAACACAACTAGAAGAAAAATTTAAAAAAATAGAAGGCGCTTTAGTAGGCGAAGAAATGAATAAATATAATCCTTTAAAACATACTTTTTGTGAAGGATATTATGTAAGAGAAATAAGTGCGCGTGCTAATCAATTTATAATTTCAAAAATACACAAATTTGATCACCCTTATTTTTTAATGAAAGGTGAGTGTTGTGTAATGACAGAAGAAGGGCCAGTAAGAATAAAAGCGCCTTATTACGGTATAACAAAAGCAGGTACTAAAAGAGTGGTATACGTTAATTCTGACATGGTATGGGTCACAGTACATGCCACTGAAAATACTGATTTAGATACAATAGAAGAAGAAATTATAGCAAAAGATTTTAATGATCCAGCTATAGATATAAAAATTTTAAAACAATTAAAAAAAGAATAATATGAGTTTTGCAGTAGTAGCAATATCCGTAGGCGTCGCTAGTGTAGCAACATCAGCAATAAGCGCTCATCAATCAAACAAACAAGCTAAAAGATCTGGTAGAAGAGCTGATAGACTTGAGGGTAAAATGGATGATTTAGAAGCTAATAGACAAGAAATTATAAACCCATTTAGCGGTATGAGAAATTTGTCTGATATGGTTAGTAATCCATTTGCTAATTTACAAGTAGCAACAGAAGCAGCAGAGTTTCAAGCTGAAGAAGCTGATATAGCTTTAGCTAATATGGCAGATACATTACAAGCAACTGGTCAAGGCGCAGGTGGTGCTACTGCTTTAGCGCAAGCTGCGTTAAGAAGTAAAAGAGGTATATCTGCAGACATAGCAAGACAAGAGGCTGAAAATGAAGCAGCTAGAGCACAAGGTGAATTTAACGCTCAAACAATGAGATTTAACGAAGCTAGACGTATGCAAGCTATGACTGCACAAGGTAGACAGTATACATTTGAAACACAAGAAAATAGAGATATTGCTCAACTAGATAGACTTGCTGGTTTAATAACTGGTAATAGAACAAATGAAAGCAGAGCAAGAGCACAAAGTGCACAAACACTAGGTAGCATGATACCCAATGCAATAGGCGCTGGGCTTAGTGTATATACCGCAGGAACTGGTGGCGCTAGTGGTGGAGGAACAGGACCAGCTTAAAAAATTAAAATAATATGGCAACAAAAGGAATACCAAGAGTGGGTGTAGAAACATATAACACAAATATAAAATCACCTGGAATTAATAGACATACAACTTATACGAAAGGAGAAGTAGAAGAATTAGCTGATTACTCTAAAGTTAATGAGTCTGTGCAAAAGTCTATAAAAAACATGGGTGAAGACTTAGGAAAGTTTATTGCTGCTGAACAAGAAAGAACTACTCTTGATCCAGATGTAGCGGCAGAATTTAATTTAGATCCTGAAGGAACGTACAGTAGGCGTGATTTTATGGCTGCAAGAGAAAATGATGGTATGAGTCGTAAAGAGGCTAGAAAAGCATGGAGAAAAGTTAGAAAAGGATCAGATCCCGCTGATGTTGATGATACTGATACAGAAGAAAAGAAACAAATAGTTAATGAAATTGCTGATGAAATAGGTGAAAAATCTGATAATTCATATACAAAAGCCGCTGAAGACATACTAGGTGGTAAAAATTTTAATCAGTTAAACAGAAGACAAAAAATTTTAGCTAAAAAACAATTAGGAAAACTATCTCAAGCTAAACAAAACATGAGTACACTTATGACTGAGTGGGCTGGAGCTGAGGTTGATGATATTTCTTGGGAAAAATATGGTTCACATCCTGGCGTTAAGGATTTTATGCAATACATGATAAACGGCGACAGTGCGCAAAAAGATTTACCTTATACATTTAATACCGATAACGGTGGAACTATATTATATGGTGATGGTAAAAAACTTTTAATGAGAGATTTAGAGGCTGGTAAACATATTTACGCTACAGCTGATAACAAACAATTAAAAAAGGATGTAGCTGAAACAACTAAAAACAATGTTGCTGTTTTATTAAAAGCTGAAGATAAAATTATTAAATCGTTAAACGATCAAAGCACTAAACCACAAGATAAAGATTACGAATATAATAGAGAGCAAAACATTAGAGACATGGTAAAAGCTGAATATAATGAGGCTATGTACAAAGATGTTTGGAATGCTGAAATGAGAAATCGTTTTGAAAACGGTAGATATGTAAACTATAATTCAGAAAACCATCAACAACTTGTTGAAGATTATTTATACGAACAGTATAATGAAAAAATGGGTGAACAAAGTCCTTTATTAACTCGTGATATGGAAGATATTAGTAATGTAGAGGTAGAGCCTGTTAAAGGTGGTAAAGTTAGAGTAGGGAGTGGAAGTGGTGGTTATAAAGATGTAGATGCAGCTCTTTATGATAGAATAAAATCCTCTGTTCTTCCGTTTATTGTAGAATTAACAGAAGTTAAATCAGATGTTGTATTTAGCAAAGATAATCCTCTTGCAAATATAAGTGATAGTGATTTTAGTGATATTGAAGATAAAATAAGTAAATACGAGGCAGATCAGAAAAAACCAGAAGCAGACAGAGAAGGTTTAGAACCTCCTACAGAAGCTAGTCAAAAACTAATAGACACCATATCGGCTACTAGAGGAGTGCTTTCAAGAGTGTTTGATTCAGCTGAAGATGTTTTAAACGCTGCAATAAACAAAGCAAATAAAATAAAACAAAATCCAGATAGTGGTGATAAATTATCAGCTGATGAACAAAAAATAGTTGACGCGTATTTAGAGTATAAAGGTGTTGCTGATAATATGGTAGACATACCTGATAGTAATTTTGATAAAAGTAAAAAAGTAACAAATGCTCAATTAAACAAGTCAGATGGAACTGTTAGGTTATTTGTAAATGGAAAATCTAATACTTTTAATTTAAAAGATCCAAATTCTCAAGAACAGTTTATGGCTTTAGTTACAGGTAGATCAGGTACTGATATGGATGAAGCTACTTTTATACTCAGACAGTTTTTAAGACAACTTAATATTAGTTTTGACAATAAACCTCCTTTACCTGGAGCACAGAAATAAATAAAAATATATACATGTACAATTTAAATGGTTACGACTATTCTTTAGAAGAAGTCCAAGAAGCTGCCGAAGCTGCCGGGATGGAACTACAAGAATATCTTTTAAAAAACGGTATGAAAGTTAGTCCAGATAAGTTTTTAGCTGGAGGACAACCAAACACAGAAAGACCAGAAGATAGAGGTTTTTTTGAAGATTTATGGTTAGCTACAAAAGGTGGTTTAGCTACTGGTAGTGGTGTTGACGAGGCTTTTGACGTGTATAAATACGGCGCTTCAATATCAGACGAAGATCTAGAAGATTTTATTGAAAAAGCTAATCTAATAAAAGATAGAGAGCAGACAACAGCTGAATATGATTTTGCTAGAGATCAAAAAATAGCAGGTGGCGGAATATTTGGTACTTTAAAAGCTGTGGCTAAAAACCCAGAATATGCAGCTCAGTTTATAGCAAGTTCAGCTGCC